TTAATAGGATTCTTGGGATTAACTTTTTTAATCAACTCATCAAAGGTTACATAAATTGAATCCGTATCAGAGGCTATAACATAATCTTTATCGTCAGTCTGTAATATATTATTAAGATATTCGTTTACCTTATTTTCAATCCAACGAATTGATAATTGACCACCTAATGTTATTGCAGTAGCCATACGAGTATCATAATATCTAAAATACTGATTACCAATTGCACCATAAGCACTATTCAAAGCAATCTTACGTGCCATCTGAATATTATTATATTTTGAAATATCATTAAGATATTTTTTATCTTTTGTATCTTCATACTTTTGTTTGGCGTCAAGGGTCCACTTCTTAAACTTAACTCGATCTGTATAAAACTTCTGCATTAACGCTGGAAAAAATCCTTGTTCATCAATCTTAAAACGAGCACCATTTGGTGTAGTTGTATATCCATCGGTTGGTATTTCAACCGATTTATTTAACATTCGTTCTACATTAACTTCACCATTACTTTCTTTTGACATTGTTTCTGGAGAAATATTATATTGCATAATCAAATGTGGATACAAACTATTCAAATCAAACGACATCACCCAATTGTGTAAACCAGTTTGTGGTTCTTTTACATAGGCGCCTTCATACTTGTCATCTTTTTTCTCAATCTTTCTTCTAGGCACAACTATATTATGTTCTTTTAAATAATTATAGATAATAACATCCCACATACGAACTTGTGAGAAAACATCCTGAGGATTAATTTTTGCTTCATAAGCCATTGTTAAGTGAAGTTCAATTAACTTCATCTTATCTTCAAACTTATCAACTAACTCAACGTCTTGAATATTATAATCAACAAAGGACTGATAATCATTAGTATACCAATCTTTAAAAGTTTCATGTGGATTTTCATGTTTAGCTTCACCCAACTCTACATAGGCTATATGATCTAAACGATAAGATTCTTGATTTGAATATGTATACTTTCTATATAAGTCTAGATAATCTAGTATTGAAACTCCTAAAATATCATACATCTGAACTTCACGACCTATTGAAAGATGTGTTGTTCTAGCATGAACAATACTCCATGGAGACATTCTTTGAACTTCTTCCTCACCTAAAATTCTAGAAATTCGATTACACAAATACGGTATATCAAAAAACTTACAGTTCCATCCTGTAACAATATCAGGTTCAAAATATTCCCAAAATTCTAAAAACTTCTTTAATAAATCAATCTCATTTGTACACTGAATATAATTTACATCTGCACGATCATTTTTATAATCATGCAGACCCCAAACTATAATTTCTTTATTAGATTGATTCTTTACTGTGATACACAACATTTCTTCCGAAGCTTCTTCCGGATCTGGAAATCCATTTTCACACGCAACTTCTATATCTATTGTAATAGTTCGGAGTTTACTAATATCCCAATCAAGTACACCTTCATAATTTTCAGCTATCCAAGTATAGGGATACCTCTCCATACCGTAAACCAATTCAGGCTGATGTTCGTATTTGCCCAAGAAAGATTTAGCTTCGTAAATGGATTCACATTTATACGGAGCTACAAATTGACCTGTAAGAGTTTTGAATTGTGTTTCTTTCTTTACAGGAACGTAAAGTGTTGGTTGATATTTAACTTTACGTTTAATTCTTTTACCATCTTTAAATTCACGGATAAGAAGCTTATCAGCCCTTTGCAACACATTAATATAAAAATCACTCATGTAATTAGTATATCATATATTTTTCTTTTTGTCAATCACACCAGCTGGCAATTGATCCCGTTCTGTCCAATCGGAAAGAATAAATCGTTTATTAGGATTTACTGCAACTTTAAATCTTGTAAGTAAATCTCTATTAACCAACATTTCACTAAAACTATCTTCCTCTGTCAATCCAAAAGGTACATTTTCATATCTCTTATTAGCAAAGAATATGTCTAATTCGACAATAGGTCTTTCATTCATTTTTGCAATATGTTTTGGTTTACTTGTGCCTATAATTTTTGATGTAAATTTTGTTTTATTCTTTACCCAATGAACTACATCACCATCAATATCTACTTTATCAACATGAAACATTGTTGCTGTTGTTCCATTACCAGTATCCATTTTAGCACGAATTGGATCATCAATACCATCAATCATTATAGACTCTATATAACCACACTCTGACCTAAATCTACTTCTTCGGTGTAATTCATATTGCAAGTAATCTATCATTATTACAAAAAGTTCTTTATCAGTTTTTGGTCCAATATTTTTCTGAGGCCAGGTTGTCATATCGTAGGCTTCAAACTTGGATCTAATTCCTGGAGAACCATTACATTCTAAAATCTTAATTTCACCGTTATCTATACAATGATCTACACCCACCATGTAACCACCTGTTGCACGAGCAGCTAATAATATAGTTTCTTTCTCATCATCTTTTAAGATATAAGGTTTTGTAGTCGCACCTAAATGGACATTACTTCTAAATTCCTTCTTACTTGTTATTCGTTTTGCCGCACCTATAATTCGATTGTTGACAACTAAACTTCTAACATCAAAATCTATATCTAACCATTCTTGTAATAAAATAGCAGCATCATATTTCCAAAGAGCTTCACAAACTGATACCATAGATTCCATATCATTAACTTTAGCAACACCAAGGCCTTGTGTGCCTGTTAGTGTTTTTATGATTGTTGGAAACTTTCCACCAATATGTTTATGAGCATCTTCAATACTTTTTCTATTATTAACTATTGACGTTTTAGGAATTGTTACATTATGACTTGCTAATTGAATTGCTGTTGCCATTTTATTATCACACAATAACATAGACTCCAAATCATTTATCATAAAACAACCAGCTGTTTCAAATAAACTAGTTAAGGCTTGTCCTGTCATACCCAAAATAGCTCCACGTCGGACAAATACAACAGCCTCAGAAACTTTTATAGTTTCTTTGGAATCTTTACCATCATAATTTGATATTACTAATGTGCCTTTCTCAATATCCTGATCAGATATCCAAGCCTCTTGTACATTAATAGACGTACATTTTATTTTAAGATCCTTACAGACTTCAGTTAATATGTCATTAACTGTTCCTTCACCTTCATCAATTCCCAAAATAATAATTTCGATTTTAGTCTTTGTTTCTTGTTTAGGTTCCTTTGTTTGCTCGACCAAAGTACCTCTGGCTCTGCGGACCATATTAAAGCCATTACCTGTCACTGAATGAAAATTCATTTAGCTGTATAAAATTTTTGTTGTTGGTTTAATGATTCCTGGTCCATATATTCGTTCCCAATTATCTGTTATTTCATCATTAGGTACAGCCAATAAAACAATCCAATCATGTGATATTGTAAATTCTGGATCGTTACTAAAAGGTATCCAAGGTACCATTCCCATCTGTACCTTGTTACCTTTACCATCTCCCATAGGCACAAGCACTACAGGATTTTCTATCTTAACTCCATATTCATCTTCTTTTAACACATTTGTTATAATATCTTCACCAGACTTCAATCGTATAAGTTGCAATGCCACGTTAATCTACTCCTTTTTTACCTATGTTATATTTTGTTTCTAAAGTCCATTCATCTTTCTCTTTAAAAGAAAGTATCTTAATTTGTGATAACGGTGCTCTAGGTTCTGAAATACCCATAACTTCTATCAATCCCCAATCATCTAATAGTGCTGCTATTGTATTTCTTCGTTCTACATCGTTTTGCGACAAATTAGATGGCTTCCCATCCAGTGCAAACAATTCTTTAAAATGTACTATATAATACCTACCCTGTTTGTGTAATATGTGACAAGATTGATATATTTTCTTTTCTTTACGGGACGCCACTCCAATACGAGAGAGCGTTTCACGAACCTTGAGAAAATCATCAGGTTCGTTTAATTTGACCTCCAACATTAATCCGGGGTCCCATTCAACTACCTCCACCATGTTTTCCACCTCGATTTATTATTCTTTTTATATATTCAAGTTTTTCATTATCTAGTATGTCAAGAGCCTGCCTGGCCTTTTCATTATTATAGCCATAATATTCTTTAACATACTCAAGATTTTTAATCTTATTAGACCGTAACCATTTACTAAATCGTTTTTTAGGTCTTATACTATTTAGAAAAAACTGAAATTGAAGTAATTTATCGAGGTGATGCATCTTGTTCATTTCATTAGCAAACAAAATACAATCGGGAAACGCTGAAAGCGCTTTATTTACAATATATGTTGGATATTTCTTCTCCCAAAATTCATCTTCACCATCCATCAGATCATTTTTCTGATGATTGATAGCATTAAGATAGTGTTTTAATTGATATGGCTGATCGTTTTTCATACTATAGCTGTATTCATAATAGAAGCATCATAAACTTCCTTATTGATTTCACATCCTAAAAACTGCCGATTCATATGTTTTGCAACATACGGAACTACACCTGAACCAGCAAAAGGATCTATTACCTTATCATTTTCTTTTGTTAAATACTCAAGCATTAACTTTATAAAATTTTCATTCCACATATGCAACTGCAAAGGTCCACTAAACCCCTTCATCTTGTGAGTTTCATATACCATAATACCTTTTAGAAAATCGCCAGCACGTTTAATAGTACCTGTTCTAGTAAATATCATACAGTGTTGATAGTTGAACGTATACATATCACGTTTTTCTACGGGATGATTTCTTACTATTATCTTATAATCTTTAAGTTTCCAACCACAGTCTACCATTGCATTATAATAAGTAATATGATTTGGTAGTATCTCACCATTTATCTTTCGGTCGGTCTGTGCTATCAAAATAAACCCATCGTCTTTTACTAGGCGATTAAATAAACTGCAAGCTCTTCGCTGAAACTGTGTGTAGAGCTTAATATCTTTTCCCCATTCAGTTTGAGAAATGTCCGGGGGACTAGTGAAAACCAAATCAACAGTCTGGTTTTCAATAGGTTCCATTATATCAAAACAATCACCGTGTACAAATGTGTTCCACTTCATCACTTGTTAATCTCCGTCCGACGCACCAGAATAAAATCTTCTGATCCTTATTTATGTTATCTAACATCCATTTATGAGCTTTAGCTTCATAGATATCGTCCAAATAGAAATCACCCACCTGTTGTACTTCTGGTTTAGAATAGGCTGACTTGTATTGTACCAACTCATATTCTAAATTAAATCTAGGTTCTGTCAATGGGTTCTGATTTAAATAACCATCTATCAATTTTCTTCTATCTGGTCCAACTTGTACACCAATAATTCGTTTCACTTTCTTATTAAATCGTTTCAGTCCTTGCAACGTACAAGCGAACTGAATACCAACACCCAGGGACATCACTAATACATCCAACTCATCAGGAATATTTTCAACTTGTTCTGCATTAGTATTAAACATCAAATCACTATCCTGATAAATGTGTTTACTATAATCTATATTATGATATCCTGTTTCTTTGGCTATGTCATTTACTCTTGCTGTTATGGCATTCTTCATTCCATGTCCTGCAACTATCATTATATCAGCATCGTAGTGCTTTGTCAACTTCATCATTGGAAGTTTTTCTAATCGTTCTGGTTTAGTTCCACCTACTGCTATAATGCACCGCTTATCATATTCTTTAGCAACTCTACTAATAACTGGACCTGTTGGAGAATGT